CCCGTGAATGTATCAGGCTGATTAACCGTTATGTGCTGAAGAAGCCCCTTTCCGACAAGGAACTTGATGTGATCCTTCGGGATGATGCCTTCAAGAAAACATCCTTCTTCCGGGATAAAACCTTCCTGTTTGATAAGTTCGCCACCTACCTAAAGAACAACAACCATATTGTGAAGATCAATAACCAGCTTCACATTTACAAGGATGGTATCTATGTTTCCGGTGCCGGTGAGATTGAAGGGGCCATGATCAAGCTGATCAGCAACCTGAAGCGGGCGTGGCGTTCGGAAGTCCTGTCCTATTTGGAAATCATGATTGAGGAAAACACCAAGGCCACCAACCCGAATATCATTGCTTTCAGCAACGGCCTTTACAATATCCGGGATGGTTCCTTCAAAGAGTTCACCCCGGATGTGGTCATTACAAACAAAATCCCGTGGCCGTACAATCCCGCCGCCCATGATGATCTGTTAGATCACACCCTGAACCGGCTGGCCTGTGATGATCCTGAAGTCAGGGCCTTGCTGGAAGAAATGGTGGGTTATTGTATGTACCGCCGCAACGAACTTGGCAAGGCGTTCATCCTGATTGGTGATAAGAGCAACGGCAAATCAACCTTCCTTCATGTGGTGAAAAACCTTCTTGGGGATCAGAACATTGCTTCCCTTGACCTGAAGGAATTGGGTGATAGGTTCAAAACCGCTGAACTGTTCGGCAAGCTGGCAAACATCGGTGATGATATTGGTGATGAATTTATTGCCAATGCTTCCGTGTTCAAGAAGCTGGTCACGGGTGATCGGGTGAATGTGGAGCGCAAAGGCCAAGATCCATTTGAGTTCAACAATTATTCCAAGTTCCTGTTCAGCGCCAACAATATTCCCCGTATCAAGGACAAAACCGGAGCCGTTCAGCGGCGTTTGGTGATCGTTCCCTTCGATGCCAAGTTCACCCCCAATGATGCAGACTTCCGCCCATTCATCAAGGATGAACTGTGTGAACAGGGTTCAATGGAATATCTGGCCTTGCTTGGCCTTCAGGGGTTGAAGCGGGTTCTTGGGAACGCACAGTTCACCACTTCCAGCAGAGTTCAGGGGCAGTTGGACGAATATGAGGAAAACAACAACCCCATTATTGGGTTCATCAATGAAGTTGGCCTTGACGGGATTGAAAATGAAGCCACCGATTCCGTGTATCGCCGGTATAAGGAATATTGCATTGCAAACAACTTCCAAGCCCTTTCCAAGATTGAGTTTTCCCGGCAGATCACAAAACGCTGTGGCTTCACAACGGTTCCCAAGTGGATCAGAAACCGGAAAACCCGTGTATTTGTGAAAGGCGGTGACACAGAATGACCCACGAATATTCCAAGTTCAAGAACAAAAACATTCCCTATGCCAAGGTTGGGCGGCGGGTGTTCAATAGTCTGTTTGATGCAGAAACCTTTTGCACCGAACACGGCCTGGATGTCAATTCAGCTATTGAATATCGGGATGATCCTGAATTGAAAAATAACATTCAAACAATCGCCCAATACCAGAAGGCCATTCTTCAGGAATGTTTAGACCGGCTGAAGGCCCGTGCTGAAGCCTTGGTTCAAGAAATCAACCGGTGTAATGCTGATTTGGAAAAGTGTCACCCGCTGGATCGTGGTTTCTTGACGGATCGGCGGAATGAAGCCATTGCAAAGCATACGGGCACGATGGAAGCCCGTGAGATTGTGGCCGGATTGAAAAATAATTTAGAAAGGTTGACTGGTTAGCATGATTAAAGACAGCGGTGAACGCACCGAGTTTGGAACCGGCGCTGTTCGTGATATGCACAGCGGCAAAGGCCGCATGGATTTACTTCCGTGGGAAGCCTTGGTGGAGGTTTCCAAGCATTGTGAAGAAGGGGCCTTGAAGTATGGTGAACGGAACTGTGAAAAGGGTATTCCCATCCACAGCCTGATTGATTCGGCCTTCCGCCACCTTGCCAAGTACATGATGGGTATGAAGGATGAACCCCATCTTCGGGCGGCGGCTTGGAACATCCTGTTTGCCCTTTACATGGAAATCAAACACCCGGAACTTCAGGACATACCAACCCGGATCGACAAAAGCGAAAATCCACAGGTTCCAAAACTGAAACGGAATTTGGAACCGTGCCGCCGTTGTAAGCACCGTGACAAGTTCGGGGATGAACCCCCTTGTGATGAATGTGTTCATAAAAACAATGGGGTTGAAGATAGATTTTACCCGGCAGATTGTAAGGAGGATGCAGAACAATGAAAATTATCAAGTCTGATGTGCAGTTCATCACCCCGATTGACGGGGCCACCATTCTGAAGCGGCTGGAACAATGTGGCCGTGTCTGCTACAAGTCCGAGGATAAGATCACGGAAGGTTCCGCTGAAAAGTTCGTTGCCGGGATCATCAAGCGTGGACATGAAGCGGTTCTGGAACATTGTTCCTTCACGGTGAAGTTCATTTGTGATCGTGGGGTTTCTCATGAGATCGTCCGCCACCGGATGGCTTCTTACTGTCAGGAATCCACCCGCTATTGCAATTACGGCAAGGGCAAGTTCGGTGAGGAAATCACGGTGATTGAACCTTGCTTCCTTGAACCCGGTTCCAGAGCCTATGACTATTGGCGGGATGCCTGTGAAGGGGTGGAAATTCGCTATTTTGATATGCTGGCGGAAGGATGCACACCGCAAGAAGCCCGTTCGGTTCTTCCCAACAGCCTGAAAACGGAAGTGGTCATGACGGCCAACATTCGTGAATGGCGGCATTTCCTGAAGTTGCGCTGTTCACCCGCCGCACACCCGCAGATGCGGGAAGTGGCCCTGATCCTGTTGGACAAGGTTCACGCCCTGATTCCGGTGTGCTTCGATGATATTTGGAGTGAATATCATGCCGATGTTTAAGAAGTCCGGTGGTAAAATTTTCGCTGTTCAGTTCAACAAAGCTGAAGAACGGGCCTTGGATCAGGAAATCAAGAAACAGATTGTGGAAAATGATCGGGCCTTTGACATGGACAAAGAATCATCCATCCTGTGGATGCTTCATACCCAATTTGGATTTGGCCCCAAGCGCCTGAAGCTGGCGTGGAAGCTGTTCTATGCCGAAACCCTGAAGCTACGGGAATATTACCTGATGGAACAGGCCGATGATGGGTGGTTGGCCCGTAAAAAGTTGAAGGACATTGGGTGTGACATTGAAGAATGGTACAGAGAAGAAGGAGGGAAAACCGATGCCTAAACCTTGGGAAAATGCTGAAGGGTATCATGATCCGACAGCCTACCACGGCACAAAGAACATCATTCGTGACGAGGATGAACAGCAGAAGCGGGTGAACACCCTGATCTTCGTCCTGAAGTACATCACCCGTTTGGCGGGGTTTGAACTTCTGAACCGTATTGAAATCAAAGACCGTAAAACCGGGAGGGAATACAAATGATCAGTTCTTATGACCCTAATTTTCATGGTGTCCATACAATCCGGGTGACTTTCATGCAATGGGATTATACCGGCCATGTTTCCTTTGAAATCGGCGGCAACTGCAAAGGTGCTGAATTGCTGGATTTCACCTTCTTGGAGTGTGACAACCAAGAAGATATTGACCGCTATTCTGAAAACGATTGTCAGTTCAGCTATGATGAAGAAAATGAAGTTTATACCGCTGTTCTGAAAAATGCTGACGGTGACACCTTGGAAGTTGAAGGTGATGAATGTGATTTCAAGGGTATGGCGGTAGCCATTGAAATTGCAGGAACGAGAGTGAAGCACGATGAAAAATAAACCGTGTCCTTTTTGCGGGGTTGATTTGGTTCAGGAAAACCGGCTGAACCCGCTTGCAAAGAAATATGCGGATATTCCGTTCAGAACTTTCTATGTTCACCCTAAGAACGGTTGCTTCTTGGAAGCGTTGGCGTTGAGGGGTGAGCAGTTGGAGAAGTGGAACAACCGGAACGCCTGAACAGGTGCTTCTTCAGTAGGGGTTGGAACAGCGTGTGGAACAGGTATGGAATAGATGTTTTTTCTATATCTGTTCCGCACGAAAACCCTTGATTTTCAAGACTTTTTCAGTTGTTTTCAGGAAACGGAACAGATGGAACAGATGTAAATATACTTTCTTCTTATTAAGAAAAAAATATATAAGAAATGTGTATATAAGGAACTGCCCGTTTTATCTGTTCCATGCGTTCCAAAGTCCTGAAACCACTTGATTTTTCAGCATTTATTAACGGTACAGATGCAATGAAAACGGAACAGACTACCACAGAAAGGATGTGTTACATAGTGAATGACAAAGACCTTTCCCAACAGGCTAAAGAATACTTTGCCCAAATCAGGAAAACGGATCGTTTGATCCATCGGCTTGATAGTACCATTGCAACCTTGCGTTCCAGCTTGACTTCTACCGGAAGCCAACTGAAGCAGGACAAGGTTCAGACTTCAGGCCCCAAGAATACCCTTGAAGAAACCATCACCAAGATCATTGACCTTGAAGCCAAGATCAATGCCCGGATTGATGAACTTGTGAGCATGAAACAGGAAGCGTTCACCATGATCAACCGGATTCCTGACCTTGATCAGCAAAATATTCTGATCGGGCGCTATATTCAGTTGAAAAAATGGGAAGATATTTCTGAAGAACTGAATTATTCTATGCAATGGGTTTTTGAACTTCACGGAAAGGGTTTACTTGCTTTTGCCAAGGCAAACAGCAACTTTCTAAACAACCGAGAAAACCAGAGTACCACCGGTTCCAAACAGAGTAAAGAATCGGTAGAATAGTAAATAAGAAATTGCGCCTACGGGAAACCGGGGCGCTTTTTCTATGCCTGATGAAAGGGGTGAATACCTGTGACACCAAGACAGCGGAAGTTCTGTGATGAATACCTGATCAGCGGCAATGCTACGGATGCGGCAATCAAGGCGGGGTATTCGCCCAAGACCGCAAAGCAGACGGGTTCTGAAAACCTTGCAAAACCTGACTTGAAAGCGTACATCGAAACCGAACTTGAAAAACTTCATTCGGCCAAGATCGCTGATGCTGAAGAAGTCATGAAATACCTGACTTCGGTGATGCGGGGTGAACATACTGAAGAAATCCCGATCCTGTGCGGTGACGGTTGCCAAGAGTTGACGCAGAAAGAGGTTGGAGCCAAGGAAAGACTGAAGGCCGCTGAACTGATCGGCAAGCGTTATGGTATGTTCACGGACAAAGTAGGTGTGGAAGGGGCCGTTCCGGTGATTATCACGGGGGATGATCAACTTGAAGATTAGCCCACAGGCCAAGCGGGTTCACCTTCCTGAAGTAGTTGGTAAGGGTTACGGAACCTTCTGGAACTTCAAAGGCCGTTACCGGGTGTGTAAGGGAAGCCGTGCTTCCAAGAAATCCAAAACCACGGCCCTGAACATCATCAAGCGGATGATGCAATACCCGGAAGCTAATACCCTTGTGGTTCGCAAAGTATTCAGAACCTTAAAGGATAGCTGTTTCACAGAATTGAAGTGGGCAATCAACCGGCTTGGGGTTCAGGCTTATTGGGAAATCAAGGAAAGCCCCCTTGAAATGACCTATGTTCCCACCGGTCAGAAGATTTACTTCCGGGGCCTTGATGATCCCCTGAAGGTTACTTCCATTACGGTTGAAATTGGGTATTTGTGCTGGTGCTGGATTGAAGAAGCCTATGAAATCACCAATGAAGATGATTTCAATATGCTTGATGAAAGTATCCGTGGTGCTATCCCAGAAGAAACCGGCCTGTTCAAGCAAATCACGCTGACATTCAACCCGTGGAACGAAAAGCATTGGATCAGGAAGCGCTTCTTCGGGGAGATCACCGGCAAGGATGCCCAAGGGAACCCCACATACAAGTTTCATGATAGCTGGATCAGCCCGGATGGGCAGATTTACGCCACAACCACCAATTACCTGTGTAATGAATGGCTGGACACGGCGGATTTGAAGGTGTTCAACACCATGAAGGAAAACAACCCCCGCCGCTACAAGGTGGCTGGCCTTGGGGGGTGGGGCATTGTGGATGGCCTAATTTTCGATAATTGGCGGGAAGAAGCTTTTGATTATCTGGCTATTTCCAAGAAGCCTGATGTGAAAAGCGCCTTCGGCCTTGACTTTGGTTATACCAACGATCCCACGGCCCTGTTCTGTGGGCTGGTGAGCGAGAAGGAAAGAACCATTTGGGTGTTTGATGAACTGTATGAAAAGGCCCTGACGAACCGGGCAATCTGTGACCGGATCACCGGCATGGGTTACGGCAAGGAACGGATCAAGGCCGATTGTGCCGAACCCAAGAGCATTGATGAATTGCGGGATGCTGGCCTTCATCGTATCAGAGCCGCCCGGAAGGGCAAGGACAGCGTGAACAACGGAATCCAGTACATTCAGGGTTACACCATCATTGTTCATCCCCGATGCGTGAACTTCATCACAGAGATTTCAAACTACACATGGGCAGAAGATAAGTTCGGGGCCAAGATCAATGTTCCCATTGATGATTTCAACCACCTTATGGACGCTATGCGTTACGGGCTGGAAGATATGTTGGTTGGCCCCGCCTTCAGCTTCGACTAATAACATGATAGTAACAAAACACACGAAAAACACACGGTTTCCGTGTGTTTGCGTTTATTAAGCAATGAAGAAAGGCGGTAAGTGAATATGTTTCTGGATAACGCTATGGAGCGTATCAACCGCCTGATCCTTCAGGGTGGGCGAACCGGCATGACTGAAAATCAGTTCTTCGCCGCTGAAATCAAGGAATGGAAGAATAGTCAGCGCCGTAAGGATCAGGTTATGGGTGATCTGTACTATGAAGGACAGCATGACATTCTTCAGCGTCAGCGCACAATCATTGGTGAAAACGGTCAGCTTCAGGTTGTGACGAACCTTCCGAACAACCGCTTGATTGATAACCAATATGCCCTGATGGTGGATCAGAAAACCAACTACCTTGTGGGCAAGCCCTTCACCCTGAACTGTCAGGATAAAGGTTACACGGATGCTTTGGGCAAGGTTTTCAACAAACGGTTTTACCGGCTTCTGAAATATGTTTGTGAAGATGCCCTGAACGGTGGCCTTGGCTGGATTTACCCCTATTACAATGAAGCTGGTGAACTGGCCTTCAAGCATTTCCCGGCCTATGACATTCTTCCTTTTTGGGCTGACGATGATCACACCATCCTTGATTGTGCGATTCGTTACTACACCCAAGAAGTGTGGAACGGCTACCAGAAGGAAAAGGTGGAGAAGGTGGAAATCTTCAAAGCCGATGGCATTTACCGGTATATCTATCAAAATGATATGCTGATTGCCGATGTGGAAGCCGGTGAACACGAAAACTATTTCATGGTTGAGGAAGAAGGCCAAGAACCCAAGGGGTTCAACTGGACAAGGATTCCGCTGGTTCCCTTCAAGTATAACAAACAGGAAATCCCCCTGATCCGCCGTGTGAAAACCCTTCAGGACGGAATCAACACCATGATTTCCGACTTTGAAAACAATATGCAAGAGGACGCACGGAACACCATTCTGGTTCTGAAGAACTATGACGGTGAAAACCTTGGTGAGTTCCGCCACAACCTTTCCACCTATGGAGCCGTAAAGGTTCGTGAGGATGGCGGGGTTGAAACCCTTCAGGTTGAAATCAATGCAGAGAACTACAAGGGCATTTTGGAACTTCTGAAGAAGTCCTTGATTGAAAATGCCCGTGGTTACGATGCCAAGGATGATCGTTTGAGTGGCAACCCCAATCAAATGAACATTCAATCCATGTATTCTGACATTGACCTTGACGCAAACGGCATGGAAACCGAGTTCCAAGCGGCCTTTGAAGAACTGTTGTGGTTCATCAATCAGGATTTCAGCAACAGGGGCTTGGGCGATTATGAAGGCGCTGAACTTCAGATCGTGTTCAACCGTGACATTCTAATCAATGAAACGGAATCCATTGAAAACTGTTCCAAGTCCGTTGGTATTCTGTCCACGGAAACCATTGTGGAACAGCACCCGTGGGTTACGGATGTTGAAGTGGAGCTGGCCCGGTTGCGTAAGGAAAAGGATGAAGCTATGGCACAGGCACAGGAATACGCCGGGGCCTTCCAGACCGGCAACCCGAACCAAGGTGATAATGGTGGGGGCGAATAACCCCCGCCGTTTCACAATATACGCCGGGGCAGACATTGAGTGTGGCGGGGTGCTATTACTCCTACCCGCCAAAGGGTGAAATTCCCTTCCCCGGCCCATCATGGCCCGTTGGTCAAGCGGTTAAGACACCGCCCTTTCACGGCGGTAACGCCGGTTCGATCCCGGCACGGGCTACCAAGGCCACAAAGGAAGGAACCAAAATTCAGCAAGGCGCAAGCCCCTATGAAGAAACAGCGTGGCCTAATAAGCTGAAGTGGATGGAATAGGCAGACACGGCGGATTCAAAATCCGTTGCCGCAAGGCGTGTGGGTTCAAATCCCACCTTCAGCACCATTTTTCAGAAAGAAGGTTCCATCATGGATGAAAACTATGAACTGAAAACAAGGATTCGTTGTTTGGAATCGCAACTGCATGAAGCAGAAGATGTTTTGAACAAGAGAAACAAAGAATTTGAATTGAAGTGCAAAGAAAATCAGGAATTGCATGACAAAATCAGATTCCTTGAAGGCCAAATAGACGCTTATCAATATTGTTTGAATTGTAGGCGATAAATTCAGGATTGGAGGAACCGCCCCATGAGGAATGCGGACTATTGGCGTGGGCGGTTTTCCATCTTGGAGGACAGCGCCCACAGAGAAGCCCAAAAGACCATTCAGGACATGGAAGAACTGTATCTGGATGCACAGCGTTCCGTTCAGAAGGAAATTGAAAGCTGGTATGCCCGTTTTGCGGTGAACAACCAAATCAGCCTGACCGATGCCCGGAAATGGCTGACTGCTGGACAGCTTGAAGAATTTCATTGGAGCGTTGAACAGTATATCAAGATCGGTGAACAGGCCGGGTTGGATGCGGCATGGCTGAAGAAGCTGGAAAATGCGTCCGCCCGGTTCCACATTTCCCGCCTTGAAGCTGTTCAGACAGGTATTCAGCAACAGCTTGAATTGCTATATGGCAATCAGGTTGATAGTCTGGATGCCCTGTTGAAGAAGGTTGTGGGCAATGGCTACACCCACACGGCTTTTGAGGTTCAGAAGGGTGTGGGCCTTGGTTGGGATATTACCGGGCTGGATCAGAAGAAACTTGAAACATTGCTTTCAAAGCCTTGGACAACGGACGGGCGAACCTTCCGGGATCGCTGTTGGTTGAACAAGAATGATCTGGTGGGTTCGGTTAGCAAGAGCCTGACGCAAGGGCTTCTTCGGGGTGATTCCCCAGCCAAGATCACCACGGTCATTCAGAAGCAGTTCGGGGTTCATCGGTATAAGGCGGGGCGGTTGGTCAACACCGAAACCACCTATTTCAACGCCGTTGCCACAAAGGAATGTTACAAGGATTTGGATGTTGAAATGGTGGAAATCATTGAAACGCTGGATTCCCATACCTGTTCCATTTGTGGTGGGCTTGATGGTAAGGTAATCCCCATTTCCCAATATGAACCCGGCGTGACCGTGCCACCCTTCCACCCCAACTGTCGAGGAACTACGGCCCCGGCCATTGATCCCAAGTATGCCGGTGAAAGAGCCGCCCGGAACGCTGATGGGGATGTGTACTATGTTCCCGCCAACATGAAATATGCTGATTGGGTTCAGACCTTCGTGAACGGCGGTTCCAAGGCTGGCTTGACCGTTGCAACTGGGGCCGGTGTTGCCAAAACGCTTCGTGACTACAACACCGAGTTTGGAAAGAAGTTCGGCAAAGACCATTATGATCAGATTCGTGATCGTGTGGACGCTTGCCAAAGTTCTGACCTTCAGGCCGCTTGGGATAAGTATGAAAACCAAATCAAGGTTGCAAAGGCTGACCATCAAGGCGGCGCATATTGCCAAGGCAAAAATATTTATGTGAATATTGATGCCGATTCTAAAGGCCGTTCTTGGAGCGCCCCTTACGCAACCACCTTCCATGAAAGCGGCCATGCCATTGATGGGCTTGCGGCACAGATTGGAACCCCGAATGGGCAATGGCATTTTTCTTCTACTTACAAGGGCGGGGCTTTTCCCCAAACCATCAAGGATGAAGTGAATGATTGGGTGGATCAGGTTCTTGCTGACATGAAGGCCCATAAAGATGATTTCCCGTATTGGGTACAAAAAGGCTGGATGTCGCAAACCACCGCTGATTATTACATCAAGTATGGTGGGTTCAAGGTAAAAAAATCTTATGCCTATGCCGCCGTTCAAGCGGAAGTGAAGGCATTGACCCCATTGCAGTACGGTGATCTTTCTGATATATTGGAAGGGGCCACCCGTGGAAAAATCCGCTGTGGCATTGGTCATGGTGGTGGTTCCTACTGGACAACCCGAACTTACAACGGGATTGATTGGGGCCTTGGAACTGAAGCCTTTGCGGAAATGACTTCCGCAACAATGACTTCCCCGGAAAGTTTGGCAACCATCAAGAAATATCTTCCCAAGTCCTATGCCATGTATGAAGATATGTTGAAGGTGATTGCAAATCAGCCGTGAAAGGGGTGTTGAAAATGGCTGAACTGATTGAACAGTATCTTGAACAATTTCATGAAAACTTCCCCCTGTTCGCCCTGATGGGTGTCGAGGAAGCGGAAGTGGAAGCCATTATTCAGGATTGTTTGGATAAGGGAACCCCTTACCGGCCACCTGAACTGGATGAAAAATCCCTATATTGATGATCTGACCACCCCGGCCTTCTGGCCGGTGGTGGTTTTTTCATACCATTTTCGCCGTTTCCCGGTGGTGGGCGGTAAACAGAACCGGAAAAATCGTGGTTCCTAACCCACGGTAAAAAAGGATTTTGGAGGTAACAACAATGACTAAAGAAAAGCTGTTGGAATGGGGCCTGACTGAAGAACAGGCCACAAAGGTTATGGAGGGCTTGAACGGTTCCTTCGTTACCAAGGCCCGGTTCAATGAGGTCAACACCGAACTGACCACCGCCAAGAACACCATCAAAGAGCGTGACACCCAGCTTGAAACGCTGAAGAAGGCTTCTGGTGACACCAAGGCCCTTCAGGATCAGATCACACAGCTTCAGGCCGATAACAAGAAGAAGGACACGGATCACGCCGCTGAACTGAAGAACCTGAAAATCAGCAATGCGGTTGAACTGGCCCTGACCGGCGCAAAGGCCAAGAACAACACCGCTGTTAAGGCGCTGTTGGTTGATTTCATCGGTAAGGCTGAATTGGCGGAGGATGGAACCGTCAAGGGCCTTGATGATGAAGTCAAGAAGCTGGTGGAAGGCAAGGACACGGCTTTTCTTTTTGAGAAGTCCACCGGCACCAAGTTCAAGGGGGCCAAATCCGCTGAAAAGGGTGATGGTGCCGGTTCTGAAGGCGGCATGACCCTTGAAAAGCTGAAGGCCATGAACCCCTTGGATCGCTACAACTATTCCGTCAATCATCCTGACGAATACAAAGAACTTTATGGAGGTAATGAGTAATGGCAAATACTACTTACGATAATTTCTATCTGTCCAACGAAATTGAAGATCAGTACCAGAGCCACCTGAATCTTCAGCAGTTTTGCACCGTGGACAACAACCTGACCGGCGTTGCTGGCATGGTTCGCAAGATTCACAAGTACAAGGCCACCGATGGCACCGAGAAGCTGACCATGGGCAACGGCAACACCAAGACCATTGAAGCCGGTTACACCGAGAAGGAATACCGGATTCAGATGGCACAGAACCGTTTCCAGTATTATGACGAGGAAGCCATGACCGATCCCATGGTGATCACCACCGGCACCCGTCACGCTGGTACGGATATGTTCAACACCGTGAACGCTGACATTTTCAGCGCTTTCAACGAGGCCACCATGACCATCGTGACCACCGCCCTTGGCTTTGATGCCTTTGTGGATGGTGCGGCCATGCTGAATCTGGAAAACCTTGAAGGCGTGACCATCTTCGGCTTCGTCAACCCCGCTGATATGGCGAAACTTCGCAAGGCCCTGAAGGACGATCTGAAGTATGTGGAAGCATACGCCAAGCAGGGCTATGTTGGCACCGTGGGCGGTATCAACATCTACACCAAGAAGAACGCCGAAACCGGCAAGGTGGTCATTGCCACCAAGGAAGCTGTTACCCTGTTCAACAAGAAGGGTACGGAAGTGGAACAGGAGCGTGAAGGCAACATCCGCCGCAACACGGTTTATTCCCGCAAGTATTACCTTGCGGCCATGACCAATGAAGCCAAGGCGGTGAAGATCATCACCGGTTCCGCCGCTGTCACCGCTGACACCACGGTTTCCAGCGACAAGACCTATTACGCCGCTTCCGGTATCGGCTATGTGAAGGTCACGCCCGGTTCCGGTGACAACCCCAAGACCAAGGGTTGGTACGAAATCACGGCGGCGTAAGAAAGGCGGTGAACCCCGTTGCGTGATAAAGCGGTTGCAATGCTAACGGCCCTTGGCGTGGCGGGGGCCGCTGATGATCCGCTGTTGGATATTGTCTTGAACAATGTTCAATGGCGGATCAAAAACCTTTCCAACCTTTCCGAAATCCCGGAGGGGTTGGAAAGTCTGGCCGTTTCTATGGCCGTGGGCGAATACCTGAACATGAAGAAGTGTTCTGGACAGCTTGAAGGGTTTGATTTGGATGCGGCGGTAAAATCCATTCAGGAAGGTGACACCAACATTACCTTTGCCCTTGGTGAAGGTAGTTCAACCCCTGAACAGAGGTTGAACAGCCTGATTGATTATCTGATCAACGGGCGCATTGGTGAAATTTACCGTTATAGGCGGTTGGTATGGTGAATAAGGCCGTGCGAACCGCCTTGGAACGGTTGTGGAAGGATCGGTGTTCTATCTTCATCCGTGGGGAAGTCACCGATCCTGTCACCCACCTGACGGATTCTGAAGAAAAGCCGCTTCTTCAGGATCAGCCGTGCAAGCTGTCTTTTGAAACATTAACTTCAACCAATGGGGATGAAGTGGCAACCGCCCAACAGGTGGTGAAGCTGTTCCTTTCCCCGGATGTGAAGGTTCCCGCAGGATGCAAGATCATTGTCACCCGGCCAAACGATGTGGAACGAACCTTCACCTATTCCCGTTCCGGTGAACCGGGTGTTTTCTCCAACCATCAAGAAATCATGCTTGAACCCTTCAGGGGGTGGGCCTGATGGGAAGATGGGGCCGGTGTGATTACCGGGAATTGAAGAAGCTGGATGAACGCCTTCAACAGCTTTCGGAAGTTGACATGGATCGGCTTTGCCGGGATGCCGCCAAGAAGATTGCCCAAATCCTTCTGAATAAGGTGAAGAAAAGAACCCCCGTTGGTGTGGTTCCGCCGTATGCCACGGATGAAGCCAAGGAAGAATATTGGCCCGGTTATCGTGGCGGTTCCTTGCGTGACGCTTGGACGATCCTTCCCATTGAAAAACATGGGGAGCAGTACACCGTGACCATCATCAACAATTTGGAATATGCGTCCTATGTGGAATACGGCCACCGGCAAACACCGGGGCGCTATGTTCCAGCCTTGGGAAAGACCCTGAAGGCAAGTTGGGTGAAGGGGCGGTTCATGCTGACGATTTCCGAACAGGAAGTGAAAACCTTGGCCCCGTCCATTCTGAATGATATGTTGTATGACGCTTTGAAGGGGGTGTTCAGTTGATCAATGAAATCATCAAAGGTGTTTCCATGAAGCTGAACGCCACCTTTGGAGCCGGGTACAAAATCTATCAGAATGATGTGGAACAGGGCTTCAAGGAACCCTGTTTTTTCATTGCTGTCCTGAAGCCTGACATTTCCCCGTTGCAGAAGAACCGATTCATGAACCGGAACCCGCTGGATGTTCACTATTTCCCAACCAGCGGGAGAAACAACGCTGAATTGTTCACTATGGCCGGGGATTTGATGGAATGTTTGGAGTTCATCACCCTTCCCAATGGGGATGTGCTTCACGGAACTTCCATGAGTTATGAAGTGCAAGACGGGGTTCTTCACTTCTTCGTGAACTACAATTTGACACTTCGCAGAGAAACCGAGGAAACCGCAATGGAAACCTTGGAAACTACTGTGGAGCCAAAGAAAGGGTGATTGAATGGCTACCAGAAAGAAAGCCGCCACCGCACAGGAACCGACCATCACGGCCCCGGTGGTATTCCCCAAAGAACGGGTGTTGACCTTCAGGCGTTACGCTGACCGGCGTGATCTTCTGTCTGTCCTTTTGGAAGATGGGAAGGAATACACCTTCGATCAGATTGATGGGCTGATCAATGACTTTATGAAAGGTAAGGTGAAATAATATGGCCCTTGGCGGCGGCACCTTCTTGGTGCAGAACAAGGTTCTGCCCGGTGCATATATCAACTTCATTTCTGTGGCGCAGGCAAGCGCCACCCTTTCTGACCGTGGCATTGTCACCATCCCCCTTGCTATGAATTGGGGGCCTGAAGGCAAGATTTTCACGGTGGAACAGGCTGACTTCATCAAGAACAGTCAGAAAATCTTCGGCTATGCGTACACGGCGGATGAACTGAAGCCTATGCGTGAAATCTTCCTTCACGCCAAAACCGTTCATTTCTTCCGCCTTGGCACCAGCGGCGTAAAGGCGGCTAACACCTACGCAACGGCCAAATACCCCGGCACCCGTGGCAATGATCTTCGGGTTGTGATCACGGCCAATGAGAACAGCACCGAACAGAAGCCCCTGTTCGATGTGGAAACCTTCTTGGGAACCGTTCAGGTTGATCTTCAGGAAGGTGTGGCCGCTATCACCGGCCTGAAGGCCAATGACTATCTGGATTGGAAGTCCAGCGGAACCCTTTCCCTGACTGCTTCCTTGCCCCTGACGGGCGGCACCAATGGCACCGTGGCCGATTCCGACTATCAGACCTATCTTGATCAGGCGGAAGCGTACACCTTCAACGCTATGGGTTGCACCGAGAGCAAGGCCACCATCACCGCCCTGTTTGCGGCTTTCGCAAAGCGTATGCGTGATGATGTGGGCAAGAAGTTTCAGGTGGTTCTTTTCCGTAAGCTGGCCGACTATGAAGGCGTTGTGAGCGTCAAGAACGGCCTGACTTCCGACAAGACTTCCACCGCCCTGATCCCTTGGGTTACGGGTGTGATCGGCGGTACGGCGGTCAATAAGAGCGCCACCAACATGACCTATGATGGTGAATACGATGTGGACACCGATTTCACGCAGACCCAGCTTGAAAACGGGATTAGGGAAGGTTCCTTCATGTTCCATCGTGTGGATGAAGCGGTGTGTGTCCTGACCGACATTAACAGCTTCATTTCCATCACGGATGAAAAGTCCAGCGACTTTTCCAGCAACCAGACGATCCGAGTTTTGGATCAGATCGCCAATGATATTGCCGTTCTGTTCGGCAAGAAGTATCTTGGCAAGGTTCCCAATGATGCCGCTGGCCGGATTTCCCTTTGGAACGATATTGTGAAGCACCACACGGAACTTCAGGATATTCGGGCCATTGAGAACTTCAGCGGCGAAAATGTGACGGTTGAAAAGGGCGATACCAAGAAATCCGTGGTGGTTACTGACTATGTAACCCCCGTGAACGCTATGGAACAGCTTTATATGACCGTCTATGTTCAGTAAGGAGGTACAACCATCATGGCAGATAGAACCATCATGAACGCCAAGGATGCTGTTTCCGCTTCCTTGGCTGAATGTTTCGTGACCATCGGGGATAACCGTTACAACTTCATGCAGGCTATCAACCTTGAAGCCAACTTTGAGAAGAACAAAACGGAAGTTCCCATTTTGGGCAAGACCGGCAAGGGCAATAAGGCCACCGGTTGGAAGGGTACGGGTTCCGCCACCTTCCACTATAACACTTCCATCTTCCGTGAGCTGATGAAGCGTTATAAGGACACCGGCGAGGATGTCTATTTTGACATTCAGGTGACAAATGAAGATCCCACTTCTTCTGTGGGCCGTCAGACCGTGATCCTGAAGGATTGCAATATGGATGGCGGCTTGCTTGCCAAGTTTGACGCTGATGCGGAATACTTGGATGAAGATATGGACTTCACCTTTGAAGATTTCGAGATGCCCGAAACCTTCAGCCTTTTGGCCGGTATGCAGTAAGCAGAGCGCCCCGGCCTTACTTCGGTAGGGGCCGGGGCCTTTTTTCGTATCAAAATATAGGAGGAAAAAACAATGAGCCTGTCCGCTTTTTTGGCTGAAAACGCCGTTCCCGTTGAGAACATCAAGTTTGTTGCTTCTAAACGCTTCTTGGGTGAGGATGGCAACCCCATTCCTTGGGAGATCAAGACCATCACCGGCACCGAGGATGAAGCCCTTCGGAAGTCCTGTGCCAAGCGTGTTCCGGTTCCCGGCAAGAAGAACCAGTATCAGAAGGAAACCGACTATGATCTTTACCTTGGCAAGCTGGCCGTGGCTTGTACTGTGTTCCCCAATCTGAATGATAAGGAACTTCAGGACAGCTACAAGGTCATGGGCGCTGATGCCCTTCTGAAAACCATGCTGACCCCCGGCGAATATGCCGAATACCTGACCAAGATTCAGGAAGTGTGTGGTTTTGATACCACCATGCAGGATGAGGTTGATGAAGCAAAAAACTAATCTGTGAAGGTGATGGTGAAGCGAACATTGCTTACTATTGCCTTCACGAACTTCATTTGACACCTTCCGCCTTTTATGCTTTGCCCCGCCGTGAACGGGCCTTCATCATTGCGGCCATTGATGTTCGGGTGGAAGCTGAAAAGAAGAAGCAGAAGGAAATTGAACGAAAACAGCGCCGGGGCCGCCACCATTAAGGCCCCGGCTTCTATTCTCCAAGAAAGGTGGTGATCCCTGTGGGAAACATCCGGGCCGCTATTGCCCTTTATGATGGTGTTACCAGCCCCCTTCAGAGTATGCACAAGGCAATGGGGGTTGTGCTGAACACCTTTGAAGCCATGCAACAGGCTTCCGGTAGAGCCGTTGACACGGCGGCAATCCGGGAAGCCCGTGAAGAATGGGCGAAAGCGGGAACCGCCTTTGATACCATTGAAGAAAATATCAGGAACGCCAACAACGAACAGCAGAATTTCAACAATTCCATCCGTGGGGGTAGCAATTCCGCCAACGGGCTTCTGTCCATCATCAAGAAAGTTGCCATTGCCGCTGGTGGTATCGCCGGGATCAATAAGGTGCTGAACATTTCGGATGAATTGGCAAGCACCAAAGCCCGATTGAATTTGCTTGTGGATGATGGCGGTTCCGTTGAAGCCTTGGAACAGAAGATCATGGCTTCCGCCCAGCGTTCCCGATCCGCTTATTTTGACACCGCTTCCGCCGTTGCGAAACTTGGCCTGAACGCCGGTAACGCCTTCGGTGGCAATATGGATCAGGTCATTGCCTTCATGGAACAGGTGAACAAACAGTTTGTTATTGGCGGTGCTACGGCCCAAGAGCAGAGCAACGCCATGATCCAGCTTACACAGGCAATGGCGGCGGGTGCGCTTCGTGGTGAAGAACTGAACTCTATTCTGGACGGTGCGCCGGGTATCGCAAGAGCCATTGAAAAGTATATGGGGATTGCGGAAGGTTCCATTAAGACGGTTGCACAGGAAGGCAAGGTAACGGCTGAAGTGGTGAAGAACGCCATGTTTGCTATGGCGGACGAAACCAACGCAAAGTTCGATTCCATGCCCAAGACTTGGGCGCAGATTTGGGTTGATATGAAGAATCAGGCCCTTTCTATGTTTGCCCCGATCCTGACCAAAATCAACCAAATTGGAAACAGCACCAAGTTCCAGAAAGTGACCACCGGCCTGATCAATGGCCTTGCCGCTGTTGCGAATGTGGCTTCTTCGGCGCTGGATATTCTGATTGCCATTGCTTCTGTGTTCGTGGATAATTGGGGGATCATTCAGCCCCTTGTTTTGGGGATTGCGGCGGCAATGCTGTTGTATAACGGCTATCTGATTGCCAACAATGCAATCACCGCTATCAGCAATGCGCAGAAGGGCCTTGCGGCGGTTCAGGCGTACAAAGCCGCCGTTGCAAACACTACCCTTGCCGCTACCGAGAAGGCGGAAGCAATGGCAAAGGCAAGCGCCACAGCCGCCCAATACGGCTTCAATGCCGCTTTGCTGGCCTGTCCGCTGACTTGGATTCTGTTGATCATCATTGCCGTGATTGCGGCCATTTATATGATTGTGGCGGCAATCAATAAGCTGACCGGTTCCACCATTTCCGCAACTGGAATTATCTGTGGTGTGGTAGCCGTGGCCGGTGCATTTGTGCTGAACTGTGCCATTGGCGTTTTGAACGCTATCATTCAGGCCATTTGGACAATCTTTGTGGCCCCGTTCCTTGGAATCGTGGAATGGATTCTGAATGTGTGCAACGGCGGCTTCAACAGCTTTGGTGATGCCGTGGCAAACCTGATCGGTCAAATCATCGGGTGGTTCCTGAACCTTGGTAAAGTTGTAACCACCATCATTGATGCTATTTTTGGAACTGACTGGACTTCTGGCCTTGAAAGCCTTCAAAGTGCGGTTACTTCTTGGGGCAAAAATGAAAACGCAATCACCTTGGACAAAAACGCCCCCACCATCGACTATCGGGCCACCTATTCCGGGGCTTGGGATGCCGGGTATGACTTCGGCCAAGGGATTGATGATAAGATTGGTGGAATGTTTGATGCTTCCGGTTTGGATTCTATGGGGGCTTTCGATTTGAGCAACACCCTTGATGGAATCTATGGAAACACCGGTGACACCGCCGCCAACACAGCGGCCACCGCTGATGCCTTGGATATTGCTGAAGAAGATTTGGCCTATCTTCGTGACATTGCGGAGCGTGAAGCAATCAACCGGTTCACTACCGCTGAAATCAAGGTTGAACAGCACAATGAAAACCACATTTCCAAAGATGCTGATTTGGATGGGATCATGGATGCTTGGGCCAATGACTTTGCTGAAAAGCTGGAAGTTTCTGAAGAAGGGGTGCATGAGTAATGGCGTATAAACTGTATATGGCGGGAACGCTTATGCCCATCACCCCTTCCAAGGTGACGGTGAAGATCAACAACCAGAATAAGACCATGACCCTGATCAACGGGGAAGAAATCAACATTCTGAAGGCCGCTGGCCTTTCGGATGTGTCCTTTGAATTGGTTCTTCCCCAAGTGTCCTATCCCTTCAGCAACGGTGGAGCGCAAAGCGCCGCCTATTACCTGTCCTTGTTTGAACGGCTGAAGGTAAGCAAGACCCCGTTCCAATTCATCCTGAACCGGCAGAAGCCCGGTGGCGGGATGTTCCATTACACCAATTTGACCGTTGGCCTTGAAACCTATGAAATCACCGATGATGCCGGTGAAGGCTTTGATGTGAAGGTGAAGATCAACCTGAAACAGTACAGAGCCTATGGCACCAAGACCGTGACCGTGCAACCGGCCAAGACTTCCGGGGGAACCGCCACCGCAACGGTTAAGGCGGCACCCCGGCCCACCACAACGGCCCCGAAAGCCGCCACCTATACGGTGAAATCCGGTGATTGCCTTTGGAACATTGCCAAGAAGCAGTTGGGCAACGGGGCCGATTACACGAAAATCTATAATCTGAACAAGGACAAAATCAAGAACCCGAACCTGATCTATCCCGGTCAGGTTCTTACTTTGCCTTCCTGAAAGGGGTGATTCCGTTTGGCAGTTGAATTGTTCATCCAGCATAACAGCACCATTCAATTCCCTGTTGTCGAGGAAGGCGCACGGCTGACCTTGGAACGCAAGGGAACCCCCGGCAAGTTGGAGTTCACCGTTGTCAAGGGGCCGGGGCTGAACTTTGCTGAAGGTGATCCGGTGAAGCTGACTGTGAACGGAACCGCCATGTTCTATGGCTTTGTGTTCAAGAAGAAGCGTGACAAGGGCGGCACCATTGATGTTGTGGCCTATGATCAGTTGCGCTATCTGAAGAACAAGGACACCATCACGGAAGAAGGGCTGAAGGCTTCTGACCTTCTGAAGCGCATTGCAACAGATTTCCGGTTGAACCTTGGCACGGTGGAAGATACCGGTTATACCCTTGAAACCATCGTGGAAGAAAACCAAACCCTGTTTGATATGATCCAGAGCGCCCTTGATGAAACCCTGATGAATACCAAACAGCTTTATGTTCTATATGACGATGCCGGGAAGCTGACCCTGAAGAACATCAATACCATGAAGCTGAACCTTCTGATTGATGAAGAAACCGGGGAAAACTTCAGCTATGAATCCAGTATTGATGAACAGACCTATAACAAGATCAAGCTGGCCTATAACAATGAAAAAACCGGTAAGCGGGAATTGTTCATTGCACAGGACGGGGCGAAAATGAACCAATGGGGTGTTCTTCAATATTTTGAAGAAGTTCAGACCAAAACGGGCGCTTCCGCCAAGGCGGATGCCCTGTTGAAGCTGTACGATCAGAAAACCCGCAAGCTGACCATTCAGAACGCTTTCGGTGATGTGCGGGTTCGTGCTGGAAGCGCCGTGGTGGTGGCCCTGAACCTTGGGGATATTGTCACCAACAATTACATGGTGGTGAACAAAGTCACCCACACCTTCAGGGGTGATGAACACATGATGGAACTTGACCTGATCGGGGGTGAATTTATTGCCTAATCCTGTTGAAGTTGTGAAACGGGCGGCGGTGGAAGCTGTGGAAGCCGGGAAGCCGGTGAACATCCTGTTTGGAACTGTCCTTTCCGCTTCACCCTTGAAAATTCAGGTGGATCAGAAATCCATCTACACTTCTAAAATGCTGATCCTGACCCGGAATGTGACTGATTTTGAAGTTGATATGACGGTAAACCACACCACTGAGGACAAGGGCGGCGGTTCTGGTGCGGCGGCGTATGAAGCCCACAAACACGCCTATGTTGGCAAGAAAACCTTCAAGGTTCACAACGCTTTGAAGGCCGGTGAAAAGGTGCTTCTGATCCGGGTTCAGAAAGGAAAGAAATTCGTGGTCATTGACCGAGTAAAGGGGGCTTGATGATGATTCCGCAAGTGCAGGATGATATTAAACAGGATTTCACCATTGAAACCCTTCCAAGCCGTACTTTCAGGATGAACCACGATAACCTGACCATCATCGGCACCATTGATGAAATCCAAGCCGTGGAACAGGCGGTTTTCCTGATCCTGAACACGGAACGCTATGAATGGTTGATCCATTCTTGGGATTATGGGGTTGAACTTCATAATCTGATCGGAAAAGATGTGGAATATTGTATTCCCGAAATTGAACGCCGGGTTCGTGAAGCCTTGCTTCAGGATGATAGGATCACGGCGGTTCAGAACTTTGAATTTACGGTGAACAAAAAGAAAGTGCTGACTACCTTCACGGTGGTCAGCATTTTTGGCGAAATCAATGCAGAATTGGGGGTTGAAATCTGATGTATGAAGCACAGACCTATGAAGCAATCCTTTCCCGGATGCTTCAGAAGGCGCTTTCTATCAATGGCAATTTGGACACCCGTGAAGGTTCGTTGGTTTGGTGCGGTGATGCCCCCGCCGCCGTGGAATTGCAGAACCTTTATATTGCCCTTGATACGGTGCTGAATGAAACCTTTGCAGACACCGCAACCCGCCCTTATCTCATTTTGAGGGCGGCAGAAAGGGGGCTGAAACCGCAACCGGCAAGCCCCGCCGTGTTGCAGTTGAGCATTACACCAACCACCTTGCACCTTCCCATGAACACCCGCTTTTCCATTGGAGAACTGAACTATTATGTTTCGGCTGACCGTGGAAGTGGTAAGTATGAAATCACCTGTGAAACCGCTGGTGAAGCCGGTAATGACTACACCGGAACGGTGATTCCCATTGAGTATGTGGACGGGCTTGAAACCTGTTCCATTTCCGCCGTGGTGATCCCCGGTGAGGATGAAGAAGATACCGAGGTTTTCAGACAGCGTTACATGGATAGCCTGAACGCCCAAGCCTTCGGCGGCAACCGTGCGGATTATCTGGAAAAGGTGAACGCCATTCCCGGCGTGGGCGGTGTGAAGGTATATCGGGTTTGGAACAGCGATTTGAACCCGGCCAAGCTGATCCCGCCCACGGGAACCGACACTTGGATCAGCGGCCTTTCCGGTGTGTCCGAGGAAATCAAGGCGTGGTTGGATGCCGTGTATGCGGCGGGAGCCAATAGCAAGCTGACCGTGGGCGGAACCGTGAAGCTGGTGATCATCAACAGTTCCTTCAAGAAGCCTTCGGAAGCCCTTGTGGATCAGGTGCAGACCGCAGTTGACCCCCTTCAGAACGCCGGTGAAGGTGTGGGCATTGCCCCCATCGGCCATGTGGTGAGGGTTGAAGGCGTGGGTGAAGATACCATCAACCTTTCCTTCGATCTGTACTATCAGCGGGAATGGAGTTGGGATGATGTTTCCGCCTATGTCACGGAAGCAATCAACGGTTACTTCTTGGAACTGGCCCAAAGTTGGGCAGACCAGAATGAAGCCCTTGTGGTTCGTATCAGTCAGGTGGAAAGCCGCCTGTTGGGAATCACCGGTATTCTGGATATTGCCAACACCAAGATCAACGGTGAAGCGGCGAACTGTACCCTGACCCTTGACCACATCCCGGTTTTGGGAACCATTGAGCCGGGAACCATCGTGATCAACGGATAAGGGGGCCGGGAGCATGGAACGCAAACTGATTGATTATCTTCCCTATGTCATTCGTGATTATGCGGAGTTTCAGGGGATCATGGGGAGCGAACAGCCGGAAATTGAAAAGGCGTGGAATACCACGGATGATCTTCTTGATAATCAGTTCATTCCCACCGCTGGAAACATGGGCCTTTCCCGGTGGGAAAAGATTTTGGGGATCACCCCCAAAGGCACGGATAGTCTTGAAGATCGCCGGTTCCGTATTCTGACCCGGATCAATGAAGAACTTCCGTACACCTTGCCCCAGCTTCGGAACATCCTTGAAACGCTGTGCGGGAAGGGTAACTATTCCGCTGATGTGGAAGAAGGCACCTATCAGCTTCTTGTGAAAATCGGGTTGGCCGCAAAGAACAACTTCAATGATGTTGAATCTTTGCTGAACCGGGTTGTTCCCCAAAACATGGTTGTGACCTTGCTTCAGCTTTAT